TGAGCAACTGGCGATCGACTTTGTACAGGCAGATCAGTTTTATCCGGTGGCATTTGATGCGGATGGGATGATCACTGCAATCGTATTTGTGGACCAGCGACGCAAGGGCGATTACTGGTATACGCGGTTGGAGTATCACAACATGACGGACGCGGGCTGCCAGATCATCAATAAGGCTTACCGATCGTCTAACCAGGACACGCTGGGGCAATCGGTGCCGCTGGACAGTATCGACGCCTGGGCACAGATTGAAGATGAAGCGTTGATCACGGGGATCGAGCAGCCTCTGTATGCGTACTTTCGTTATCCACTGGCTAACACGATTGATGCCGATTCACCGCTGGGAGTATCGTGCTACAGCCGGGCGGTGGATCTGATCCGAGAAGCGGATACGCAGTGGTCGAACCTGTTGTGGGAGTTTGAAGCCGGGCAAACGGCCATATTTGTTGATGAACTCGCTTTCAAGCGAGATGACAAGGGGCGGGCAAGGCTGCCGCACAAGCGATTATATCGTGCGCTGGAGACCGGCTCGGTGGATAATCAGCTCTTCCAGGGCTGGTCGCCGACCCTGCGTGAGCAAAGCATACTGAGTGGGCTGGATGCGATCCTGAAGCGGGTGGAATATTCCACGGGGCTGGCTTACGGCACGCTATCTGATCCCAACACTGTGGACAAGACGGCTACGGAGATCAAGATCAGCAGGCAGCGCACCTATGCGACTGTGGTGGATGCGCAGAAGGCACTGGAAAACGCCCTGGTCGATCTACTGTATGCGATGGATGTGTGGGCAACGATCGGCAATCTGGCACCTGCGGGTGGCTATGACGTCGCGTTTCAGTTTGATGACAGTGTGATTGTGGATAAGGACACCAGTTTTCAACAGGATTTGCGCTTGGTGGGGCAGGGGTTGATGAGCAAATTGGAGTTTCGAATGCGCAATTTTGGCGAGAGCGAAGAAGCCGCGAGGATGGCGCTGGAACAAATTGAGGAAGAGCGACAACCGATGTTTATACCGGAGGTGGAATGATCGGACGAATCAACTCAGCCGCTCAGATCGGGCGGCTGAACAGGGTTGCAAGGCGGAAGGAAGCGGAGGGCGACTGGTGGCTGGCACAGTATCGGTTCGCACTACCGGCACCACTTTATACCCCTGAATATCCGTCCCCGCCTAACCTGCCCGCCGGCGTAAGTGGTTGGCTTATCCATCAAACGGCAGAGAGATACAACGGTTCAGCGGTTGGCGTGGTATCGAGATATGTGGATAGCAACAGGTGGAACGGCTCGGTACTGGATGTGCTGAGATACTTCGGCATGGATAACGTAGAACCCGAACCCGAAGTGCCACCTGAATTAAGTGATAAAGAGAAGTTAGATAAACTTTGGAACGCACATAAGGAGCTGTGGTAATGGCGCATACTTGGAGCGAAGTTCAGCCAGCGGGTGATGTTAATAGATACTGGCAAACCTCATCAATGTCAGAAGATGGTAAAACGATACTAGCAGGAGTGCACAGCGTATATCTATCCACTAACACTGGCAGCACTTGGAGTGAAGTTCAGCCAGCGGGTGACGCTGATAGGAACTGGCCAACCTCATCAATGTCAGAAGATGGTAAAACGATACTAGCAGGAGTGTACGGCGGCAGATTATATCTATCCACTAACACTGGCAGCACTTGGAGTGAAGTTCAGCCAGCGGGTGACGCTGATAGGAACTGGTATACCTCATCAATGTCAGCAGATGGTAAAACGATACTCGTAGGGGTGAATAACGGCAGATTATATCTATCCACTAACACTGGCAGCACTTGGAGTGAAGTTCAGCCAGCGGGTGACGCTGATAGGAACTGGCCAACCTCATCAATGTCAGAAGATGGTAAAACGATACTAGCAGGAGTGTACGGCGGCAGATTATATCTATCCACTAACACTGGCAGCACTTGGAGTGAAGTTCAGCCAGCGGGTGACGCTAATAGGAGATGGTATACCTCATCAATGTCAGCAGATGGCAAGACGATACTCGTAGGAGTGTACGGCGGCAGATTATATCTATCCACTAACACTGGTAGCACTTGGAGTGAAGTTCAGCCAGCGGGTGACGCTGATAGGAACTGGCGAATCTCATCAATGTCAGCAGATGGTAAAACGATACTAGCAGGAGTGTACGGCGGCAGATTATATCTATCCACTAACACTGGTAGCACTTGGAGTGAAGTTCAGCCAGCGGGTGACGCTGATAGGAACTGGCGAACCTCATCAATGTCAGCAGATGGTAAAACGATACTGGCAGGAGTGTACAGCGGCAGATTATATCTCGGCATTGAGGGTGGTGGGGCAAAGACTATCGCAAAACACTTTTTATACTACGCGAGAATGCGAGGAGGGTTTTGATGTTTCTAAAAAAATCAACGGCGGTTGACATCGTTGTGGGTCCTTTTGTGGACGATGAGGACGGTGCAACGCTAAAAACAGGATTGGCGATAGCACAGGCAGATGTTCAGCTATCTAAAAACGCAGGTTCTTTTGCGCAAAAGAACGACGCAACATCCGCAACGCACTTGAAAGATGGGCAATATAAAGTGCCATTATCCACGACCGATACTAACACCAACGGCTATATGCGGGTGAGCATTGTGATGAGCGGATGTTTGCCAGTATGGGCAGAATATCTTATCGTCCCAGCTAACGTATACGACAGCTTAGTAGGTGGTTCAGCGTCGCTTGATGTATCCGCAACGAGTGTGAGAAGTGCGGTAGGGTTAGGAAGTGCCAATTTAGATACGCAGTTATCGGGCATCAGTAGCAAAACAACTAACTTACCAGCATCACCAGCAGCAGTTGGCAGTGCTATGACACTCACCAGTGCTTATGACAAGGCAAAGGATGATGTATTGACCCCGCTGGGCGTGATTGATGGTAAAGCAGATGCAATCAAGCTACAAACAGATAAAATCCCCAACACGCCGGCTGTGACAGGTGAATATACCAGCGCACTTACTGCAATTCAGGCTGATTTGAACGATCCTGATCAATATAAAGCGGATGTATCAGCACTCGCAAAGGTAACTGATCTTTCAGGGCTGGCAGAAAAGACCGATATACCGAGTGATTATGCAAAGGCAAACGATCTGAGTGGGCTGGCAAAAACCACAGATATTACAGCATTGAACAACCTGTCCGCTGCTGAAATGTTGAATGAAGTGGTCGTGGGTACTTTCACACTTAGAGAAATATTGACAATACTGGCTGCAAAGAGTGACGGTTATCCAGCGACTGGGGGAGGCACGACAACAATCACCTACGGAGGCATAGACGGCACGCCGGGTGTGATTGTAGAAACTGTAGATGAAGACGGCAACCGCTCGAAGGTGGAATTTAACTTATGAGTTTGAACGCATTCCCAAAGGGCTCTTTCCCAACAAACACTTTCCCAAAGCGGACATTCCCGATCGCGGGAGGAATATTTGTTAAGCTTGCTGAGGTATGGCGGGCTACGGTGGTAATGGCTCGCAGAGTTAGCAAGACCGTTACGATGAACCGCCGAGTTACTGACACGTATGATGAGTTGGAGAATCTATGACAGACACGATAATTCATGTGGGAGATGATGGAACTGTTTTTGAACTCACCATCTTAGACACCAAAAAGAAACCGATAAACGTTTCCACAGCCAGTTTACGGGTGATCCATTTTATGAAACCGGACAGAACACGGGTAACAAAAACTGCGACACTCACCACCAACGGTGTAGATGGAAAAATCCAATATAAATCGGTTGCAGGCGATATTGACATGGCGGGTGAGTGGATAATGCAAGGGTTTGTGAAGTTTTCTGACGGGAACGGATTCTTCTCAGAAAAGACTGAGTTTCCAGTCCATACTAACATTGCGCCTGTTGATGAATAATACTGAGTGATCCACTGAGTATGTTTTTGAGTATGTCCTATGCTTACTGCTGACCAGTTAGACGTGCTTCCGGGTCCGATCCTGGATTTATATGAACGATTTCACATCTCGATTTTAGAAGACATTGCCCGGCGGGTGGCGAGCCAACTGTATACCAGCGCCGCTTGGCAGGTACAGCGGATGATTG